CCATAAGCGTATCAGCCACCGATTCTTTAAGAGCTGGTTTGTCTAACTTAATCATGACAAAAACAAGTCATCTGCTCATCGAACAGATCTTGCTCCTTGTATCCAGGTTTTTTGCTAATGTCTAACAAGTCAATGTAAGTGGGGCCATCCTTCCTAAAGGTAGCACCAGCATGATCACCAAATTTTTTTTCTTGTTTGATCCACCAATCTGCCATCTCAGGTCTCTCTTGCAGCAATTTAATCTTAGTGTCTTTGCCTTTAAGAAAACAAAGATCACAGTTGCCTGCCAAAGTTTTGCCACCAAAGTTTGTAAGATTCAAATCAAAGTTTTGTTTCTCCCAAAAATCTGTCACATCTTTAACTGTGTGTTTTGCATCGTTCATTGGCGTAACATTTGTCCATACTTCGTATTGTTTGAGTGCGCTTGCTACCCTTCGAGGCTCATCGTATCTAAGGCCAATAACATTTTCCCAGTTTTTGTGTCCTCTAAGCTTTCGCATAAATCTATACATAACTTTTATCTTTAGTTCGCTTGTGCAAAATCTTGTAACAGGATTGGGTAGGTATTTTCTGCGATCCAACAAAGCTTCAAAGGGTTCACCATTTCTGCTTGCTGTTTCGTAAGTGACTTCTTTAGTTCGATAGACAGGACGCTCTTCACCAAAGTACAACTCCAACCAATGTATCTTCACGCCCCACTTCTGTCCTATCTCATGTACAAAGTCCAATGTTTCTGGAGCTTCCTTGCCTGTGTTGGCAAAGGTTACATATACATCATCAGGCAATGTTCCACCATGCGCTTGTATTATATTCCACAGCATAAAGCCAGATGTTCTGCCACCACTAAAGCTAATGAGAGCTGGGCCTTCTATTTTGTAAGGGTTAGACTCCATAAACTCTCTCTACCTCTCCCACGAGATCTTCGTGTGCGTTGTACAAAAAATCTCTTTGCTCATAAAATTTTTTATTTGTTTCTTGTGTTTTTATTAATTGTCTTTGCAGTCTTACAATCAAACGAGCGAGATCAAGTTTCTTGTCAGCAACTACTGCAAGCTGATACTTGACCATCATATCTAAAACTTTCTCGATCGGATCTGTTATTTTGTTTAGATCATCCATCGTCTTGCCAAGGTTTGCTCATTTGATTGTCCTCTAAATAATACCAAGTGTTCTTTCCAGGAATGCTATGTGTCTTAACTTTCTCGCCAAGATACTTCTGTACATGTGAAACACCATACCTTGCTGCTCTCTCCCCCGATGCTAAATCTTTTTCTTTGAGTGCTTCACGCGCTAGCAGTTCTAGCTCTTGTCTTGTGTAGAACTTGTATGAACTCATAGCACCAGCGATAACTCTTGCAATCTCTACCTCGTCTGGCGAGTCTGATGCATCCACCATTCTAAAGAAGCCACGCTCGAAGTCGAAGTAGGCCAAGTGCTGATCGGGTTCTCTTGCATTACGAGCTTCATAGAACAAAGTAACATTTGGTTTCGTGCCCGACAGCTTGATACCAGAATCCATCCATCCAGCAAAGGCACTACCACCACGAGCTGACATAAAGGAGAGATCGTCTGCTCTTTCTTTACCTGTGTGATGAGCAATGATGACAGCAACACCAAAGAGTTCTATTAGTTTATCGACACGCGATAACATCTCATGTATTTCTGAGTTAGAGTTTTCTTCTCCACTAAAGAAGTTAATGATTGGGTCAATCATGACCAAGTCAGGTTTGTGATACTCAATGCTTTCTGCTATGGCATCCATGTCGCTGTCTCGCATGATGTTCTTTCGCAGTCTGCCCGATGCCACTAGATTTGATTTGCCTAAGTTGTATAAGTCTGGGTCATGATGAAAAGGTTGGTAGTACATCTCTATTCTTTTCTTTAAGAACTCATGAATGATCTCTGCCTGTAACCACATAACCTTTAAAGGCCTGCTGAATTGTTTGCCCATGAACTCTGTGCCTGTGGTTGCAGACGCTGCAAAAGCTCCTAGCCAATGAGACTTACCAATCTTAGGTTTACCTAGCAACAAGACTCTTGATTGCTCAAAGACAAATGCATCACCCCAATACTGTTCGATTCTGCTTGAGTCCATTGTGTCCCAAAAGGGATCGTTAAATGTTTTTAAACCCAGTGGGTCTCTATCAACTGTGTCTTGAGACTTTTGTATGTCGATAGGGTCTTCTTGATCCATGATCTCTTTGAGTTCGTCTGCCAAAGGTATCTGCCATTGACTGGTGTTCCATTTGAGAATGCCAACATCTACATGATCTGGATTTCTTTTTAAATGACCAGTGCAAATACTGTTGGCTGTATGCAAGACTTCTTGCACACTCATGGGTGGGGTGTTGGTTTGATTCCAATCCAATGCTTTAATAATCACTTCGCGCATGCCCCAACCTTCGAGGATCCACTTGCCTACAAGTCTAGCCAAGGTATCGTTGCGCATTCCTGATTGCACTCCATCAGTTGATAAGGGTGTGTTATGGCCCGTAGTAATCTTGCCATCGTTATTAAAGTCATAGATGACATTCATGTCTTGGCTGTTAAGCATTGGCAAGTCATCCATAGAATCTATGAGAACACCACTAGCAAGTTCAAACTTATAGTTGTTTGAAGGACTGACCATGACATAGCCACCCTCTCCTCTAATATCCAATCTACCTGTGGTGTTTCTAATTGTTAGGTTGTCATTGATAGCATAGAAGTAATGATATCCACCACGAGGTGTTTTCTGTTTAAGAGTTGTCCTGGTTATTTCGCCAGACTCTACAAAGTCACATGCTTCTTGTGTGTCTGCATCAAGCACCACAAATGTAATCCCTGTTACCACAGCCCAATTGCAATTAGGAAACTTCAAGTACCATTGCTTAATCTCTTGCATTGTTGGTTGAGTGGTTGTGTAGTTAGACCATTTGACTCTTGGAGTTTTAGACCAACGCTTTATTAATACATCCTCTTCTTCGTTGGGATGCTTTGCTTTAAAATAATCTGGAATAGTATCTGTCCTAGAACCACAAGGTATAAGATGAAAGTTGTTTTCATAATATGAAGTCAACATATTTCTGCGTTCTTTGTCGATTATGTCGTCCCCAACGAGACCAAAGTTTAGATCTAAGGCCATCTTAAGACTCTACTTTGCCATAAATGTTTTCCCAATCAAGGGCATATCCAGTAAGCTTAATAAGTTTTTTCGCTTGATTAACTGAGGGCTGCCTAGCTCCATATCTCCAAGACCTTATGGTGTCAATGGAGACACCCAGCTCTTTTGCCAGAGACTCTTCGCCTCGTTTTTGTATGTAGTCTTTTAATTCCATGTCTCTCCTTTTTAGGTGACACACTTTATTTTTTAACTTAAGGAGGAAGCCTATCTGCTAGGGAGTAGATAAGAACCATTAAAGTGTGTCATATGAGATGATAATTGAACTCGTACAAAATGTACAGATATTTCTTGACAAAGTTTTATTTATCCTTAATATAGTAGTTAGGTTTTTAGGAGAAACAATAAAATGCAAAAAGATATTAAAGAATTTTGCCTTGAAGCTTTGCTTAAGGCTAAGAAAAAAAATCTAACAATGCAAGCTGAATTAAAAGCAGCCAGCGCTGAGTTAGATAAAGAGATTGCATCTCGTCCTGAGATACAAGAACACATCAAAACACTTTCTAATACAGGGGGCTCTGCAAGAGTTCCAATGAGTAACTTAATCCCATTTGATCTTAGAGTTCAATACAAGATTACTAAGTCCTGGGATCAAGAATATTTATCTAAGTGTGTTGCTGATGGATACAAGATACCTTTTAAGGTTCAGTATGCTGAAGACACCAAAGCTGTAAAAGTTTGCAAAGAAGATGACCCTAATCTTTGGGAATATGTTGAACAGGGTTTACAGACCAAGATTAATGAAAGGCCTTATGTGCAATTCATTGATCCCTTAAAAGGAGAAAAATAATGAGTAGGATAGGAGATTTTTTGATAGACGTTCAGTCAGATTCAGAATTTGTTATTAGTAGTTGCGAAAGTTTTGAACAGTTTTGTAGCAAAATGAAAAAAATAAATACTATGTATTTGCCAAGCGCATTGACAGATATATGGGAAGAACATGTTGGTTCTCAAGAAGATATCAATGTTAATCATTACGATAGGAGACCAAGGTGAGCTTATTGAAAACTATAGAATCTGGAATCAAAGTGCCAGCACTGAAGATTAATGTATCAGGAACCGATGGCATAGGTAAGTCTACCTTTGCATCTAAGGCCCCCAAGCCAATCTTTATCAAGACTGAAGATGGAACAAACTTTATTGATGTTCCCTCTTTTCCTCTATGTAAAAGCTATGACGATATAGTTAGACAGGTACAAACATTGATTGAAGAGGATCACGATTATAGAACCCTAGTATTTGATACCACTGACTGGGCTGAGAAACTTGTGCAACAAAAGGTTTGCCAAAATCATTCAGTCAAAGGCATTGAAGCTTTGGGTTTCGGAAAAGGTTATACAGAGTCTGCTGAACTTTATCGCAGACTTCTACACATGTTTGATGAACTACAAAAGAAAAAGATGCATGTCATCTTACTTTCTCATGTGGCCATTAGAACTTTCAATGATCCAGAGCGTGAGCCCTATGATCGTTGGGAAATGAGTTTACACAAGAAGGTATCTTCAATGATACGCGAATGGGTAGACTTCAACTTGTTTGCAAACTATGAGGTATCAACTCGTACTAGCGGACAAGGGTTTAAGGAAACAACTAGAGGCGTGTCATATGGCAAGCGAAAGTTGTTTCACAAATACGCTGCAGCCTTTGATGCAAAATCCAGAGTTGACTTGGGCAATCTCCCATTAGACTTAGAATGGAGTGCATTTATGACTGCGTTTAAAGAATCTTTAAAATCTAAATAGGAGAAAAACAATGTCTGATTTTGAAATTAATCTAACTGATCATGAAGAGCTAGACCCTAGCTCGATTGGTCCCATGCCAGCCGGCGATTACGAATTGGTTGCTAAAACTTGGGAGGCAAAGACTGCTAAATCATCTGGTCACAAGATGATTAGTCTTACCTTTGAGGTGATTGGCCCTAAGTTTGCTGGCAGAAAGGTTTGGGAAAACATAATGCTTGAAGGCAATGGCCTCAATGTATCCAAGGGCAAACTTCGTAACTGGAGAAAAGCTATGGGTATGGATCCAGATGTCGATAACTTCAACCTTGAAGCTTTAGAAAGCATGATGAACGTTCCATTTAACGCCACGCTTAAAGTGGAGGAGGGGAGAGACAAAGGAGATGGAACCAAGTGGGAGGACAAAAATGTAATTAATAAGTTCGCTGCAGGGACTTCTAGTTCATCAGCGTCTTCCCCTGCACCTGCCCCAGATAAAAAAGATGATTCATCAGATGATGATGGGTTTGACTGGGACAAGTAAATGGATTTCATCAAGGAATTGCATAACCAGGTCGATATACTTAAGAGAGATGGCGATTCTGTAGATGAAACAACCGAGCGAGTATCCAAAGCTTTGCTTGACCTGGGCTATGCCTTGGCTACTCCTCGCCTTATTAGAGATAACGTTAAATATTATCTCAGAGAAAACGATTGGGATAATTATAACCCAGTTGACTATATTACCTAGCAATGCCGGTTATTCATGTCCGGTTTATTAGCAACTTTGAGACCAGTTGTTTGCTGCAAGTGTCTCACTAACAGACAAAAGGTATTCGGTTATGACCTTTCATAATGTCTTTGAAGTGTAGGCATTGTCGAAAACACTTCACCTTTTTTTGGAGAAAAAGATATGACAATAGATGTAAGAGAGGCCAAAGATTTGGTCACAAGGGTGGAGTCTTTATTAGACTCTTTAGATAAAACATTCGATAGTTTGCCATCTGAAATAGATCAAAAAGTAAAAGATGCTAAACTAACTTTATTAAATTTAAATATAAATAATGAAAAAAGAAATAAATTCAGCAGATTCTTTAGATAAAAAAACATGCGATACAGTCATGCAAGACCTTTCTATTTGCATTGATGATTGGGATCGACAAAACCTAGACACTACAACAGCAGTATTAACTGTATTAAAGTTCACCATAGATATGGCCTTTAAGTTTACAGATAATACCTATGATGCTATGGAATTAATATCAACCGTGATCAATGAAAGGTTTGATATTCATTCAATAGAAGATCTAGAAATGATCTTCAGATTACACGAGAGCGCTGAAAAAAAAGTTATCCATTGAAACTTCGATATTATCAGAGAGATGCAATAAACTCTTTGCATCATTGGTTTGCAACAAAACCAACTAACGAACATGCGTTAATCGCTCTTCCTACAGCAGCTGGTAAGACTATTATATTTTCTCACTTTATCAAAGAAGTGTTAGCTAAAGAACCTGACGCTAGGTTTATTGTTATGGCCCATAGAAAAGAATTGGTTGCCCAGGCTGAAAGCAAGCTTAAGACTGTATGGCCCGATGCTCCAGTGGGTGTATTGGCTGCAGGTATGAAACGCTTCCAGCACAATGCACAGATCCTAGTTGCCAGCAGAGATACCCTTGCATCCCCCAAGAGACTTGCCAAGGTCGGTAAGTTTGATTACATGATCATTGATGAAGCACACAATGTTCCTCCCACCTCACACACCAGATACCAAAAGATTATTAGCGAGCTGTCTGCTCGTGGCGATATGAAAGTTATGGGTTGTACTGCAACGCCTTATCGCATGGGCCAAGGCTACATCTATGGCAAACGCAAGGATCATTTGTTTAAAGGTTTAGCTTACAGCGTATCAATACCAGAGCTTATTAAAGAAGGTTATTTATGTAGACTGTCAGCTTACGCTGTAAATGATAAGGCCATCATTGATGCTGGCTCAGTTAGTTTGAAGTTTAAGAATGGAGACTTTAGAGAAAAAGAATTAGAACAAGTGGCTATGGTTGATGAAACCATTGTAGAAGTTGTCAGCGATTGGATCGACAATGCTTATACCAAAGGTAGGACAGCCACTGTATTCTTTTGTGTATCAGTTTTGCATGCTCAAAAGATGACCCAGTATTTAATTCAATATGGAATCAAGGCTGCAGTGGTTACTGGTGAAACGCCCAACCTAGAGAGAGACAAGATACTTGCCGACTTTGAGTCTGGTAAGATCCACGCCCTATGTAATGTAGGCGTTCTAACTGAAGGCTGGGACGCTCCAAGAACGGATTGTATAGCACTGCTTAGACCAACGCAAAGCATTGGTTTGTATGTGCAAATGTGTGGCAGGGGCATGCGAATTCATGATGATAAGAGCAATTGTTTGTTATTAGATTATGGAGAGAACGTTGCGCGCCATGGTTGTTTAGACGAAGTAACTCCAGAAGAGAATGTACCAGGTAGATACCATCCCAAGATTTGTTCTGCTTGTAATGCTATTAACTCTCCCTCTGCTAAAGAATGCATTGAGTGTGGTCAAGTCTTTGAGTCTAAGCAAACTAAATCATTGTGGACTAGAAAAGAGCGAGAGGTTGCTAAAAGAACCAAAGCAGAAAAACAAGCTGTCTTATCTGATGAAAGAGCCAAAGCTAAACCAGTTGCTAAACCTATTACAGATATTTATGCAACTGTTACTAAATCTAAAAATGGCAGTGAGTATTGTCAAGTTATCTTTACAGTCAAAGATGAGTTCTTTCCTAGAAAGATGCCATTAATGTTTGGCCACCCCACTGCTCATAACATGGCAGTGCGTAAGTGGAACAAGATTACAACTAAGTGGGGCTCACCAAAGCAAGCTTGGATGGCTGCAGAACTGATAAACAATGGAGCATTTGATACAATATCTGAGATTGTTTTACAAAAGCAAGGGAAGTATGAGAACGTTGTTGGCATTAAAACCAAACAAAACGAGGAGATAGTTCTATGACCAAGATACATGAGTTATTGGATGAAGTTGAGTTACAGGAAAAACAACATCGAAGATTCTATCTAGGGATCAGCGGCATTGGTAATTCTAACCAGCGCTTGGTCTGGATGCGCTATCGCTGGCTGATGCCAAATGATTGGGAGCCAAGAGTGTTGCGTTTGTTAGACCTTGGCAACGTAGTAGAGGATGACTTGATCAAGAAGCTGAGAAAGATCCCTGGGGCTTCCATATATGACGTTGACACCAACGGGAAACAATTTGAGACTGAAGCATTGGGTGGACATGTCAAGGGCCACATTGATGGCGTAGGTCGTAACTTTCCAGGCATGGATAAAAAGAACCCATACCTTTTAGAATTTAAAACAGCCAACGATAATCGATTTAAAAACTTACAAAAGCTAGGTAGTTATTGTGAATGGTCAGATGAATATGCTGCTCAATTACATTTATACATGGGCCTGTTTAACTTTAAGCATGCTATAGCTATTGTTTATAATAAAAATAACTCAGACTTATATACCGAAGTAGTTGAGTATGATAAAATCCTGTTCGATTCTTTGATGGATAAAGCTAAAGACATTCTTACGAGAGAAGATCCACCAGAAAATTATATACCAGAAACTGATTATCGTATTCGTAGCTTCATGACTCCGAAGCAACAGGCTTGTTATTTGGGCAGAGCTTTGCCTAAAGACATACATTGTCGCTCATGTCGGTTTGCAAAGATTGATATAGAGAAAGGAGATGCTCATTGGCATTGTGTCCAGCACGATAAAAAAATCAGCAATGATCGACAGCTTAAAGGCTGTAGTAGACACAACTATATTCCAGAGTTAATACCTGCGGTAATGGTTGAGAAAGACAAAGACGTGGTGGTGTATGAGAAAGATGGGTTTAGATTTGTTAATGTTCCAAAGGCCAAGAGTTCAAAAGACACTAACTTTTATTCTAGCAAAGAATTAATTCAAGTAGTAAACGCTGGGTTTCCTACAGAACTGTTAGAAAAGTCTGACAACATTAAGAGATTATTAAATGGCACATTACTTCAAATCAAACCATGGGTTGAAACCGGAGTACCCTTCTAACTTTTTGGTTTTTTTATTACGAGTATTTCTGTGTCTGGGTACAGTGCCTCTACTAATTTCTTCTTCAATCTAAACATAGGAGTTTCAATCCCCTTAGTATCTTCTACTATCATAGCCCCTTCGCTGTTTTTGTATCTAAAGTCAGCCTTGTAAAGACAAACTTTTTTATCGTTGACCACGCAGGGAAAGGGTGGGTGAATCTCTATGTCAGAGATAAGGCCCATAGACTCTAGTTCTTTTAAATGATTGTACCTAGCGCCTTCTAACTTGCTGTCAAAAGTAATGCCATCGATCTTAACTTTCTTTGCGTTGTATTTGTTGAACAAGTTATGGTGATCCAGTAAGAATTTTATTTATTTCTTCTTCTCTAAGAACTTCTGATGCTCTTCTAATTGGAGGAGGAGCTGGTCGTGAGCGAGGATCTGAGAACTGTCCTTGTAAGCTTTGACCAGTTAGATCTATTTGAGCACCAACAAGATTTCCTATCGGCACATTTTGCGCTGCTTTATTTTCTGTTCCTTGCATAGCAAACTGCAAAACATCTGGGTTTATTTCACTAGGTTTAAATAAACCTAACATAACTTGATCTCTGTTAGCCACTTTAGCAATTTTTAATTGTTCTCTAATTTGATAATCTTCAAGCCCTAGAGTTCTTGCGTCTTCAATTGCTGTATAAAGAGTTCTTAATGAATTGTATCTATCTTCGTTTGTATTAATGTAGCCTTGAAGAAAATCTTCAGCATCTCTTCTGCTGTTTGATCTAAGCAGTCTGTTAAATTCATTGGTAGTTTCTCTAATAGCTCTTTTAGATTCTGCTGCTTTGTAATACAAAGATTTTTCTAATTGAGGCCTTACAGTTTTAAGTCCAGTAAAAGCCGCTGTTAAAGTTTCTGCAACATCAATCGGTCTGCCTTTTGGGCTAATTAAATCTTTTTCTCCTGTTGCAAGAGCAGCAGCAGCAGTTATAAAATCTTTTTGAACAAGTTGAGTTCCGTCTGCATCAACTTGAATTGTAAAAGGTAATGATGTTGGAGCAATTGCATTAAAAACATGTATAGCTTGTTTGACGCTTCTTTCTCCCAACATGTCTGCTTCGTTGTAAATAGTTTTACCAGTTTGTGTTCTTCCTTCTTTAGCTTCAAGGATTGCATTAAACCCAAGACTTGGAGCTACAAATGGATCTGCCATTTCTCCTATCGCGTCTGCTGTTGAATTAGCAGCTATGCTCATTAAGCTTGCTTCGTTTCTATTGCCTTCTGAAACAGCATTAAGCACAGCCTTAACAGGTCTTTGTAAAAAATCATAAGGATTGGTATAACTATAGTTTATAAACCCTGTAACTTTTCCAGAAGAATCTGTCTCAGTTGGAATCATGGTTGCTGTTTTTTCCCAAGGCGCTGCAAACGATCTTTTGTATGCATCTATTTGCTCTTGTTCTGCTCCTGTTAAAAGCTTTCCTGTTTCAACTAACCCAACTGGTAAACCAATAGTTGTTCCCATTGCAGCTGTTAGTCTTCTCATTCCTACTTTTTGTAGTTCAGAGTTAGTGCTTGCTAACTCTTTAATAGCTCTTTGAAGCGTGTTGCCAGTGTTTCTAAATATTTCAGCAGGGAAAGCAGTAAAATTACCAATTAAGGGAATAAATTTTAACTGTTTAATTAACTCAGGAACTCTTGAATAAGTTGGAGTTACATTTAAAGCTATGTCAGCACCCTCACCTTTAATAAACCTTTCTACCACATCATCGCCAGCTGCTTTTAATTTTCCAACATTTATTACAGCTTCTCTGCCAGTAGGCCCAAGTTCAATCAACTCTCTAATTGCTGGATCAGTAAAGTTTTTAACAGCAACAACTGGCACTACAGCATCGTCTGTTGAATTGGCAATTACTTTTGTAAGTTTTGATTGTTCACCATTCCAGTTTACCCACCTGGCTGCATTATCTGACCCTGTGTAAACTCTTTCTATTGGTTTTAAAGCAGTATCTCTAACTTTTTGTAACCGAGCAGTTACCCCCATGCCTTTTAATTTTTCAATCAAAGAAACATTTTGAATTGAGTAAGATCCTACATCAGCTATTTCTTGTAACTGAAAACCCCTTGAAACATTAATTCCATAATCTTTAGAGTCTTTAAGAGATTCTGTAAATTTTGTTTTACTTCTAGGATCAAGAACACCAGCAAATGATTTTTTAAATGCATCTATAAAATTTCCAGAGGGGCCAAGATTACCATTCATCATAGCCATAATTGGAACACTGGTATTGTTTCTTATATGAGCGCCAAAAGATAATAATGTTTTATTGTATTGTCCAACTGTTTTTAACGCTAATAAACCTTTGTAAGCATTAGCTAAAATATCAGGTACATTTTTTGTAATGTCAAGCGAGCTTTCTTGCAAGGCTTTAACAAAATCTATTGGTGCATACATGTCTTTTAGAGCTCCTTGTTTTTCTCCAAATTTCATATATGTAACATCATTTATTTGAACTTCAGGAATCAATCCTTTGAGCTCTCCTTTGCTTGTAAGTTCTTTTGTTTCTATTCCTAATTTTTCTATATCATCAGCACTTTTTAAGAAAGTTGTTGTGCCTCTTATTTTTGCTGTGTCATTAAGTGCTTTTATATCATCAAAAGCTTTTATGTCTCCAACCAAAGTTGCAATTTTAGTCATGGTTGCGGTGGCCCCAAAAGCCTCATCTTCTAAAGCTGTTTTCCACTCAGAACCTTTTTTGTAATTTAAAGGAGTAATCTCACCTAAAGCTTCTCTAATTTCAGGTAAGTTTTTTAATTTTTTTCCTTTTAATAATCCAGTTTTAATAACATTGTTTGCATACATCTGTGCAGTTTTTTCACTTCCAGCTACTTTAAAAGTTTCAGGATTTCCTATTTCTTTAAAAATTTGTTCTGCTTCAGATATAGGATTTTTAGATTTATTATTTAAGTCAAATATTTCTATAATTTTGTTAAGAGCTCTGTCGTATACTTCGGGCGCTGGTTTAAAATTTGCTTTATCTAAAATCTGCCTGTACAGGGTTGTTCCATACATACCTATGTTTTCTTCTAATGATTTTTTAAAAGCATCGTCAAGAGTTTTTCCTGCTACTGTAACTGCGCCTTTTTTACTAGCAAGCAAATCTAATAATAGTTTTTGTTCTAAAGAAAATAGCTGTTTATTTTTTCCTAAAATAGTAGATATATGATTTTCTGCATCTATTCCTAATTCTTTGTAATCTATTTTGTTGCCATCGCCTTCAAAAGATTTTATTTTTTTAAAAGCTTCATTTTGAATTTCTTTCATTTTGGCTTTTTTAGCATCGCCAGTAAGACCGGGAAAGTTTCTTTCAACAATAGTTAAAGGAGTTCTATAAGCTGTAATAGATTTTACTAAATTTAAAGAATCATTAGCATTTAACTTTCCACCATCAGCTGCAGCCTGTAATATAGTTTTTTGTATTTTATCCATGTTGTCGCCAACTTCTCCAGCTAAATTTACAGCGTATGATTTTTGCGCTTGAGAGACATCCATGATTGCTCTGTTGTTTTTTGCTGTTTGTTGATACTCTCCACCATAGGTAAACATCTTTCTAAGCCAATCCCATGCATTTTTATCTGCTTTTTCAGCAGCTGCAACAGCTCCAAATTTATTATCTACACCTTTAGCCAATGCATTAAAGTAAGGCGCAGCTAAATCTAATCCACCTCCAGCAAGTTTTACAGCACCACCTAAAACTTTAGGAGCTCCATAAACAAACGCTGATGTCTCACCAAAAACCTGCAATCTTTCTTTAAATCTAGCTGCAGCTGCTTCTCTGCCTTGAAGATTTTTAATTCTTTCTTCATCGCTTTCTTTATCAAAAATATCTGAAAAAGTATCAATATTATCAGTGGCTACTGCAGCATCAACTGCGCCCACAGCTAATATTTGTTTTGCTTTGCTTAAACCAGATAGGGCTTTTACTGTGCCAAGCCCCGGTACACCAAACTGAAATATCATCTCTACTGTCTTGCCAGCTGTTCCTTCTACATCTGGTTTAACAGTTTCAAAAAATTCGTTAACACCATCAGTTACATCTGTGTTAAATAAAAGATCGAGGCCAGTTGTTGGTAGTGTAACAGCACCTTGTACTGCTCCAATGACTCCAGCAAAAGGAGCTTTTCCTATGTTTGCAAGAGTAGATGTGCTTGATCGACCTTCAGATTTTCTTTGTTGAAAACTTGCAACCTTTCTTTTTATTTCTTCTGGATCATTGCTATCAATAAAAACATTGGTCCCGTCTGACAATGTTACAGTAGGCATTAATCTTTTCCTGTAACTTGTTCCCTAACTACTGATAAATTTTCACCAGCATCTAAATACATTTGATATAGCGCTGATGGAGAAATAGGAAGACCTAAAGAATCCCCCTCAGTGGCTGGTTTAGAATAAATTTTATCTTTATCTTTATATCCTTCTCCATAGATAGATCTTTTTAACATTCTCTCTACAGCCATCATTTCTGTTTCTAGTTCAGTAGCAGTTAAAGGTTTTGCGCTTCTTGAATATTTTTTATAAGCATCTAATAATTCTGGATTTCTTTCAAACTC